GTCACCTTTTTTAGTTCATTTACAATAAAATCTCGCTGTAAAAGAGTTATCCCCTGTAATTCTTTCTTAAAATCTCTTGCCGTAGCACCAGACCATGTATTCAGGCTATCTTTTGCCTGTTTTATGATTGCCCTTAGTCTTTTTCTTGTTTGTGGTGCAACAACAACTGCCTCTCCAGCCCTTCTCTGTCTTAATTCAATATTTCTTAATTGTTTAGCAGCATTTAAAATTACCTCGTTATAAGTAACGGCATATTTTTTTGCGACAGCATTACTGAAACGGTTGAGATCAATAGTCTCTCTAAAAAATACCTCTGGAATTGACATTCATTAAGCTGCGTCAGGTTCTGTTGGGGCTTCCATTTCGATCAGCCCACCAGCTTGTGTTGCCTCTACTTCTTCCTCTACTGAAAAATCATCACCGAGAATCTCACCACTGCTTAACTGTGTAAGTAATGTTTCTTGACTGATAGTACCAGCAGTAAATAATGCAAGTAATGATTGAATCTCCTGTGGTTCTAATCTTGCGGTTACAAAATCTCTGTTAACAAAACTGCTGCCAGCATTTGGTTCGTTGAGATATTCACTATGAAACTTGAGACAGTTATCAATCAGATCTTGCATCTGTTGGGCTACGACCATCATTGTGCTGTCATTCTGTGATCTATCTATCCTCTTGGCCTCTGCTGTCTCGCCAACTAACTTTTGCCCAAGCACCGCAGCCAGTGACAATGTATTGATCTGATCTTTCAAATCTTCAAGCCTTCTAAATTGACTTTCATAACTATCACTTGATGGGCTGATATATTCCATCCTTGATTCGGGTGGTAATGATAGTGCTTCACTTGGCCCTGTTGTAATCTCATCACTGTTTGGATAACCAAAAACTGCAAGTAAAGGAACTGAACTAATATGCAGAATATTGTCAAGGTCACTCTGTATCTGATAATGCTTGAGATTCAATTCTGCTATGTCATATAAAGGGCTTCGGCTTTCGTAATATCCAACTCGGTTTGAATATGCAACAGAAAAAGGAATTTTATCCTTTATGCTCATCTCTCCCTCATCATGTAATTTATATTCACCCTTTTTGTCTTTTCTATGTATCTCAAACCTTCCAGGTTCTAATACTCTGATCTGCTTTACAATCTTCTCTCCATACTTACCATCAGGTTCGACAACCTGTTCCATTAATCGTAATTGAGTAAGCTGTCTTACACCATCAATAACTTCTGTCCTCCATCCCAGAATATTTTTTGGCTCGTATGTTACCCAATATGGTCTGACTTTATCTCCATCCTTCGGAGCATCTACAAGCACACCACAATGACCGTAAGAAATAACTGTTCTTGCCGTAGTGTAAAGCCACACATTCAAATCATCGCCCTCTAACGAAACGTCAAAAAGCTGCTCCCTTACTAAATCAGAAACACCATCAAGACGAACAGGTTTTCGCACTAACATTCCAGCTAACATCTTCTCGATTCGCTGCATAAAGGGAACTACATTTGACCTGGAGAGTCTACGATCATAGCTATCGTCTACCTCTCGTTCAAGTTGTGGAAGATATTTTCTATGTTCACTACGGATTTTGTATGTTCCCTCTTTCAAATCTTCAATCAGACCCCAGAAATTTGCCATCCTCTGATACGCAGCATTAGGACTTGCAACCGTTGTAGGAGCTAGTGTTACAGGCTGATTGTAAATATTCAGAGAGCTATACACGGTTTTTCCTCATAGTACCATTACTTTTAATATATTCTAATACCAGTTGGCTTGCCTGTTCTACCATAAAGAATATTAAATTCACGATAAATTAAATATCCAAGCGCATCGACATGATGGTCATATCCATTCTGTTTATCAGGATCTCCTGTCTTTTCATCGTAGCTCTGCAATTCAAGGCACTCAATCAAACGAGTGCAACTGGCATGAATCGCCAAACGTCTTTCCCCTTTGCCGTTCTGTAGTAACGCATTGACGGTTGCAACTCTATCTTTGATAAAGGGGTTGCTCTTGAGAGCCATTGAACTGAATCCGTAACTTTCGAGAATTGCAATGTCTGTTTTTGATGCATTAATCGTTGAACGTGCTGAACCACTAGCGTCTGGGTAAACTAATATTCTGTTTGAAGGATAACGTCTTTTAATTTCTTGCGCCAAGGCATCTGTATCATTTTGTTTTGATATTTCATCAATGATAAATAACTTGTCTCCAGACTTGACACCGACTACGGCATTGCAGTTCATCACGTTAAAATCCACCCCGATTCTCAACACTTCCATCTTGATGTCAAACGGTATCTGATTAATTACATGGTCGTTACGATTAAAACGGTCATAAACCTGACCGCTGGTAAGGTTGACCCATTGGCCAAGGAGATAAGCTTTTATTAACTGCGGTGGATAATTTTCCTCAAGAGATTGAATAAAATTGTCGGGAAGAAAAGGATTATCTTTTGTTTTTGCCTGGATTAATCCTGTATCAGACTTTTTGTTTTTCTCGAAAGTTTCAAATGCCCAGCCATGGCCTTCGGGAGTTGTTGTGGCGTAGAACTGTTGAACATTTCCAGACCTAAGTCTTGCAAGTGCCATATTCATTGCCTGTTCTGCATCACGTTTTGGAACAGTATCTGCCTCATCAAATCCAACTGCACAGAGATTCTGGCCTCTCAATCTTTGATATGTAAGCATTGTTCTGAGCAAGATTGTATGAGTTCCTTCTGCAAATTCCAAATTGTACTCAGGTAATGGTGATGCTCTAAATGTGTAAGGAATCTGCCATTGATCCAATAGTTCATTCATCGTTCTCTGCAAAATATCTCGAAGCATGGGCGCAGTCGGTTCAAAGATTGCCGACACATGACCCACATTGAGTGCAGCCAATATGCAAGATTTTGAAATTAGCGCATGAGTTTTACCAGCACCAAAGCCGCAGACAAGAGCTAGTTTTCTATGGTCAAGGTCATCACAAAACTTTGATTGATGCGGAAGTAAATCTTGATTTATACGCTCTATTGCTTCAGTCGCAGTCGGTAAATCATAAGCACCGATCTGATATAAAACTTTTCCAGGTTGAACTGTATCTAAAATGCTCACGAAATAATCTGTGCAAGTCTAGCTGCTGTATTGATCGCACCGAGAGCAATATGCAAATGACCTTTTTCTCTTGCTTCCACTTGAAGCGTTGCAGCTTGCGATAAAAGATCTGCCACCATTTGAGGTCTTTCCATATCCCAATCGGCTTTCATCTCGGCTCTAGCAATCTCTAAATACTTATCTGCTGTTGTAGCACTGACCCCCCAATTCTTCAAAGCATATTTAACGCAATCAGATCTACGACCACCCTTGGCAATAATCTCGCCAAGTTTGCGTGACCTCATGAGAGTTTCTATTTTTGTGCCTTTTTTAGCCATTACATAGATGTTACACGGAAAAGCGAAAATATGAATATTTGTGTAATTTGAGACTCATATGAGACTAGGGGTTGTTCTCACGTTCCTAAGTGTACCCAGTAATGCTTAAGACTTACCTAACCCTATATATCCCCCTATATTATCTATTATTATATATATATATATAACATAGAGAACATAGAGAACATATATATATAAGATAGTAATTTCAAAGGTTTTGAGCGTTCCCAGTAGTGAGAACAGGGGTGAGATCAGGTAAGAACCATACCCATTTAGGTGTTCCTTCCAATCGTTTTCTTTTACGTTCATATTGTAAGGATTTGAGAATGGATGAGACAGTCATGATGTCAGATTTTGTTTGCCTTTCGATTGGTTTCTCCACTGCTTCAGTTAATAAAAGTTCAATTGTGATGTCCTTTACAGCGTTAGCTGGATCATTTAAATATTTGGTTATTACTGAAAGCCATGGGGAATCAACCATATAACCGAGATTTTCTTTTTCAATCTGGTTTTCCTGTTCAAAAGATAAAAAGTGCGATTCTTTATTTTTAAAGGCATGAACAGCAGCCGACCAAATACTGTCTCTTTCTAGTTGTAAGGAATCGAGGTCGATTGATTTTAAGGTGCAGGGTATTATATGAAATCTTCTGTTTCCTGTGTCATCTATTAGCAAACCTGATTCCTTGTTTGTACTTCCGACAATGATGCCTCTTCTTGGCCACTCTTCAACAGCTTTACCGTAGGGAACTCTTAGCAGGTCTGTGGATCTTGATAAAAAGGCTTTTATTGTTCCAGCGTGTTTGCGACTTGTAACTCCATCAATTTCGCTCCACTCCATTCCCCATGAACGGTGAAGGACTAAAAGATCATCTTTTGAAGAAATATCACCGAGAGCATCTGAGAAGAAGGGGCCGAATAATGTTTGCCAGAATGATGATTTCTTGATGCCTTGTGAACCTTGTAAAACAGTTGCCGAATCATGCTTACAACCTGGTATATAAACCCTCCTTACTGCGTTGATGAGAGTAAGCTTGAGCATCACATCATATATGGTTGGTTCTTTTAAATTTTGATCCTGTGGCCTTAGATATGTAGAGGCAAGTCTATCTATATAAGTTGGTTGGATTTCGTTATAACAGTGATCAAGATATAGCTTTACAGGATCATATTCATTCTCATGAGCTACTTTTAAAAGGCAGTCTATGGCCATTTCTTTTGGCACTTTATATCCAAGCTCTGCAAGTGTCAGGTAAAAAAGTTCAATATTTTTAATTACTTTGCCATCCATTTCTATTGAATGGGAAAAGGTATTGAATCTGATTTCCTGTTTCAGGTTGCGCAAAAAATTTATAAGTTCCTGTGATGTAAGTTGTTCTAATTTGCGAGGAACTGTTGTTGGTTCTTCTGCTGGTTTGATTGAAGTGGGAAAAGATCGTGGTGGTGGAGTCCAACCATCTTCTGAAGCAAACTTCTGGAGAGTGCCAAGTGAAACCCCAGATGATTTAAATGATGCCCATTTCTTTTCACATTCCCCTGATTGATACTTGCTGTTTTTCTGTGATAACTGTTCCCAATCGTGGAGTAGAGAATTATCACCAACTGAATGAGCAGCCATGCCTATTTTGAGCCAGGCATCATAATCATCAAGTCGATTTGGATTTATTGATTGAAGGAGAGAACGTGCCTTATCAGTATCTGAATTTAATGTTTCTATTTGTGGTGTCTTTGTTTTTTTCTTCTGCTCCATCATCTTTTCGATTATGGCAAAGGGAGCTTCTGCAATTTCCAAGTCTTTTGGTGAACGGCCATCCATCCATCTATAACCATCAGTCTTTGGATGTTTACCAGATACTATTGATTGTGTACCATTCCACCGCAGTTCTATTTGTTCAACAGAACCATCTTCATCTTTTACACCTGTCTGAAATTTGCGTGTCTTTATCTTTGACCAATATTTTTCTGGAACTTGGTAGATTATCTGAAATCTACCGACCCGACCTGATGTGACCATCCATGATGGAGGTAATGATGAAAGAGAAAAACCCCATTCTCCTAATA